TTATTTGGTAGGTGAGACTTTTTGACCTCGTCGCTTTCTGATGTACGTTTCTGTCATTGTGACGCTAGTATGGCCGAGCTGCTGTTGCGCCTTACGAATATCTTTGGCCTTGTCAGCTTTGTCGGTCGCAGCCTTCGCTCGCAGATCTCGGAATTGGAAGTCGTCTGCCTCAACTCCTGCGGCTGAGCGCGCAGCATCGAATCTGAACCTCAGGGCGTATTTGCTGAGAGGCTGGCCATCCTCATTTACCAATAGCTTAGTTGATACGACCACCCCTGCCATCGCGCGCTTTCGCGCTCGAATACGGTCGATCAGCGCGGCCAGTTCACCTTTGATGGCGATCCGTAACTTATGGCCGGTCTTGTTTTGCCGAATCTCTATATCACCATCTCTTAGGTGCAGTTCGTCAATCTTCAGGAGATCCGCAGGGCGTCCACCTGTCAGGTATGCCAAGTCCATTGCTTCCCTGGTAGGTATATCCGCTTTTTCCCAAACAGCCTTGAATGTGTCATCGTAGATGTATGCGTCGCGCCCGACTTCGCGGAATGATTTGATGCCCGCGCAGGGGTTCGGGAGGTCGGTCAATCCTTCGGCACGTGCTGCATTCCAGATGTGCGAGATGAGCGATTTTTCTCGATTAGCCGCTACGCGCCCCTCGTTACCTTCTATAGCTTCCCCCTTCTTACGCAGAGCTTCTTGCGTACGCTGTACGCGCCATGACAGGAATTGCTTGATGTGGATGGGCTTGATCTCCTGCAGTGGCGCGGGTGGATTATCGAAGAACTCTAAAAGAGTCTCGATTTGGCGTATTTTCTCCTCGCGGGTCTTGCGCGCGTTTTCGATCAGATACTTTTGTTGGTACATCTGGCATGCATAGCGAAAAGTCACCACCTTCGCAACCATGACCGGCGGAGCTGCTTCCAGCTCCGCCCATTTGCGAACGGCTTCGACGTAATTGGAGCCCAACGAGATTTCTTTCCGTGTCTCACCACCGATTTCGTAGTAATAGTAGATGGTGCCGCTACGTTGTACACGCGCACGCATGCCCCTTGGAAGGTTAGAGTTTTTTGACGGCTTGCGGCCCATGTTATGCCCCTATTGCAGCTGGTTTCCATGCCACTCGCGGTGCATCAGCTGTGCGGCGCGATTCTACCGCCGACAGCAGTACCACCGGCCGGCCGCGCGCATTCGAGATAAACGGAATGCCAATTTCGCGCAGGAACGCGGCCTGCATTTCGTGCTTAGTCTGTTTGATTCCGGCCCGCGTTCTGCCACGCCGGATCCCAGTAAGTTCATCAAGCTCGCTAGAATTTAGAAACATGTGCTTTTCCTTCATAAGAGCTCTTGCATCACTTCGACAAAGAGCGTCGCTTGCTCGGCATTGATTGCATTGCCATAACCGCGCAGTCGTCCCACTCGGGCGGGTATCCCATGAGCCAACGGGAATGTGCCGGGTTCAACTGGCCGCCACTTTCCATCCCGGCAGAGCAGCCAATCAGCAGGCCTCCAGAGTCCGTTTGCCGGGCCGGTTGTGGATTCGATGCGAGATTCGCCTGACGCGGCAACTGATCTAGTCGCAGCGATCCGTCTGCCCGCGGCTTGATGTCCGCGCCGCTGTCCTTCCAGTCCCGGCTGGTCGGCGTAGTCCACCCCGCCAATATCGCTGCATGATTCAAGGTGATGTTCGGAGTAGTGAAGTCCTGGGATGGCTGACGCACTGCGTCCGTAGCTGTCGTGCTGGGCCATCCGGCCAGATGCGCGCAATCCTTCAGACCCGAATGCATGCCGTTGCCGCTCGGCCTCTTTTCCCCACTGATCTTCTGCATAGCCACCTTCCAGCTGCCGCCTCCGGAATGATCGTGCGCTGCCGGAGTAGGCCATCCAGTACGTGCGGTCTCGGATGTGCGGAGCACCGACGCCCGCAGACGGGAACGCAACCGCCCCGAAGGCATAGCCCACGGCTTCCAAGTCATCTTGTACAAGGTCGAGCCAAGGATCTGCGTCCTTGCTCGCAACTTGCTCTCCAGCGATGACTGCAGGGCGGCGCTCTTGGATGAGCCAGTAGAAGGCCGGCCAGAGATGCCGCTCGTCACCAAATCCAGCTCCTTGGCCTGCCTTGGAGAAAGGTTGGCACGGACAGGAACCAGTCCAAACAGGTCGATCATCTGGCCAGCCGGCGCGGCGTAGCGCGAGTGACCAGCCACCGATGCCGGCGAAGAAATGGCACTGCTCAAATCCTCGCAAGTCGTCAGGTCGTACATCCTCTATGCTCCTGGTATCTACTTCACCGGCGGCTACGTGGCCACCTTTAATAAGCTCGCGAAGCCATGCAGCCGCGAACGGGTCGATTTCGTTGTAATAGGCGCCCGACATCAGGCCCCCATCAATGCCCTATCGGGACTTGGCAACGCGCTTTCCAGGCATCCGCTATAGTCGGATAAGCACAGACGGCGCGACTTGGCGCAAGCAGGCGCATTGCGGCGCTCTTCTCCGGCATCGTCGCAGTTGATGATGTCGGCCAGTGGCACGCCACGGAATTGCCCGGCCAGTTCGTTATCCAGCTCTACCCAGGCGAATCGCTCGCCGTTTCCCAGGTGCTGACGGATGACCGATACATAGCCGGCCAGCACACCATCGTCGGGCGTGTTGAACGTGATACGGTCCAGGGACCGAGGTGGCTGCATCACGAAATCACGCGGTTTGCTGGCGGGGGCAATCACATCAAATTTCACAGCTGCATTCATTGCTTCTTCTCCTTGGTGGCCGTTACGGAGCACACACCAAAGCGATCGACGGCGGCGGCGATCACGTCGCAGCTATGGGCTGCGATGGCGGTGTAGGAATGGCGTGCGCTGGCAGTGCGCACGACGACACGAAACGCTGTCATGGGGCGTTCCCTTTCGTTGGCTTGGTATCAATTGGAAGTTCGGTCACATCGAGCCGGCCGGCGCGCCAGTCGGCCACCTGGCGAGGCGTGCCTTGACGCGGTGACTTGTCCGGCAGCGGCACCATCCGAGGCCAGGGACATGCCTTGATGGCGTCCCATGAGGCCAGCGCCTGGCGCTGTTCGTCCGCCGTCATGGTCGGCGCTGGCCACGCTGGCCTCTCATCGACCACTGGCCGAGGCCAGGGGCATGCGCCTAGGGCAAGCCAAGCATGCTCAACTTGCGCGGCCTGATCCGGCTGGAACGTGACCGGCGTCGGCGCGGTCTTCGGCTCAAAGGAAACATGGGCCGCAAAGGCAGGCGCGGCGGGCTGCGTACAGTTATTTACACGAGTCCAAGGGAACCCCGAACCCGCCGATGCGCGGGCGTCGTGCCCTTGAACTGGTGTCCATGTATGCCGAACGGATTTAAAGACCACCCCGATCATCTGGCGACACTGGACGCCATAGGGCATTACGCGTTCACACTCTTCATAGCGGCCGGTGACAGTCTTGGTTTCTTTCGCCAGGGTGACCATCAGATCGTCGCGCTTCACGATGGCACCGCCTTGGGCACGCAAATAGCTGGCCCAGCATGCGCGCTTCTCGCCCTCGACCTTTTGTACAGCATCCCAGGCAGCGGCCATCGCTGGCGGCGCCTCTTGCACCATGTCTGCCGGAACGCGGCGCAGCTCGCGCCAGACGCTCACAGGTGCGCCGCCCCACTGCTGGAACTGCCGAATGCCCCAGCGGGCGGCCCAGGCTTCTACGCGCGCCGATGGCGTCAGCTCATAATCGCCGGCCGTGTCAGTGGTCACCACATAACCTTCTTTGGTCTTGTGGTCGGCCACGCCATCAATGTTCTTGGCCACATACTTGGCGATGTAGCCGGCGGCGCTGCCCTTCGACCAGTCAATGCGCTTCACGTCAAGACGACGCTTGAATGCGCCCGGCTCGCCACGGTCCGCGCGCCAGGCGTAGCGCTTCATCACGCGGATAGCGCGGCCGGCCACGTCCTTGACGTGCGGGGTGGTGTAGCCCGGCAGAGCGCGCACGAACACCAGCATGTGCCAGTGCGGGCATCCATCGTGATGCGGTTCAGCAATGCGGAAGCCGTACAGGCCGATGCCGCGCCGTGCCAGTGCCGAGCGCGCCAGGGCAGTCATCTTGCCGAGGTACTTGTTAGCCGTGCGCGGATCGGAGCCGTCATATTTCGGATTGGGCTTTCCGCTGTGTAGCGTCGCGTGAAAGCGGGACGGGCAAGACCACGTGAGGAACAGGCCTTCGTCCTTGCACTCGCGCGCAATGGTTTCAAAGCCGTTGATGCGCAACATGAGCTCACCGCGCCGAATGGTTTTATTGGCGGTAGTCTTCTCGGCCAGTTCTGCGATGCTGAATTCCTGGCCAGCTTCGTTGCGCACCATCGTCGCTTCCAATGCCGCTGCATTGCGCTTGTTCTGCGCCAAGCGTGACAGCACCGCATCATTGCTGGCGTAGGGCTCGCCGTGATAATGGACATAGCCCAAGCGGATATTGCCGCCCTCGAAGGCACGTCCGACCACCTTGCGTAGTTGACGGCGCCACCAGCGTGGGTCCACTACCCGCGCGATGATGGCGCGCAGGTCATCGTCGTCTACCTCGGGAACATCAATGCCGTAATCGCTGCATTCCTGCTCGATGATGTCGCGGGCGTGCGTGTCCGATATCGCCTTCCATAGCATTTTCTTGACGTTCTCGGCGGCCTTCTCGGCCGTGGCGCAAATTTCGGCGTCATCCTGCGACAGATCAATTCCGGCCGGCACATACTGGTCAGCGAAGTCACGAACGAAGTCGAGTGCGACCGGCTCGAAGATCCGGCGCCAGTGCCATACCGACATGAGCTCAAGGGCCTGACTGACAACACGGCCGCGCCACTTCAGTGGGATGCGTTCTAGTTCGCTGGCAAACTGAGGCGAATCGAGAAATGCCTTGTGCTGGCGTCGCGTCTTCGCATCGACTTTTCTATACTGCATTGAGGGCTCTTTCGTAGGTCGAGATTGCACGCAGCACGGCATGGCGCATGGCCAGGCGTTCGGCTTCGGTAAAGGAGTGAATGGGGGATTCCCAGCGGTCCGCCGAGAGTCCCGCCAAAGCCAAGATGTGTCGGCGTACTGGCTTTGCAGTGGCCGCCCAGGAATAGGCGACGCCGATCTGATGGTTTGGACGCTTGCGTGAGCGCAGCAGCATCATGGCCTTTTCCAGCTCGGCTTTTGCAGCCTCATCGCCTGGTGGTGTTGGCACCTGTGCCGCACGCTCGCGCAGCAGATCTGTGGCAGGACGGAAGGACGCATGATCCTTGATACGGGCGCAGCGCATGATCAGCCTTTCACCCAGCCCAGAGCCGATAGCACGGCCGGTGCAAGCAGCAGCAAGCCGGCAACGAAGTAACTCAGCAGGCTACGCATCACCATTCCCCGAGCAGACCATCAATGCGCTGCAGGCGCGCAGCGAGTCGGTTCGAAATGACAGTCTTGCCTTCCCAGATGACGTTCCAGCGCACCTCGTCGATGAGCGCGGCCTTGTGCATCAGCATGCGCTGCGCGCAGCGGAATTCCCTCAAATCCTCATCCATTCGAAGCCTGGTCAAGGTGAGTGCGTTGATGGCTTTTTGCTGATCGGTAATCGTGGCCATGTTTTTTCAGGGTGAGCGAATCCCGCGTGCGCCATAGGGCGCACGGCAGGCATTGATTTATCGGGAGTGGGGCGGCCGTTTAGACGGTCGCGAGGTCTAGCGTCATCTGGTTCTTGGCAGCCAGAAATGCGCGCGAGGAAATCGGAATGCGCACTTCTGGATTGGGCATGGCCGACATCGATACCGTGCGCGAGACCTCAAGCGTGGCCACGAAGGTATGGCCGCATTCGACGTTCTGGCACTGGTACGTGATTTCTTTCATCATCGACGACATGGTGCGGCTTTTGGCCGCTCTCACACGATTTTGGCAGTGTGGGCATGGAATGCTGATTACGCGCATGGCTTCTTCCCCTCGACGGCATAGAGCACTCTTGCCTTGCCGGTAACACGCTTTGCACCTTCACGAACCGCTGCGGAAAAAACGAACTCGGCGGCGTCTTCGATTGTCTCGAATCCCTCGCACGCCATCAGTATTTCCAATGCCTCAACGAGTGCAGGACTTATCAGCGTCAGTTCGATATCAGGCATTTTGAGGCACTAAAAAGTGGCTCTTGAGCGCCTTGGTTTGCATGTTTTGATTGATTACTATGGGCACATCACGAGCAACAACGAACTCAACGGCCATATGCAGCATCATGTCGTGGGCCAAGGTCGCCAAGTTTTCACCCTGCAGTTGGGCGAGCGACTTCATGAAAGCGTAGTTGTCGGCGTTGCAGCGGATCACGATTCGGTGATCGCGGATGTGGCGCGGATCGTCGTACATAGATTCCCCCTGGTCAGGCGGTTGCGGATTGGTGTTCTTTTTCGTACGCCTGAATACCTTTCAGGACCATGAGGCGGAGAAAGGAGGAGCGGGTCCGATGATCCTGAACTGCATAAGCAGCTACCTTTTTCGCCTCATGAGAATCGAGACGGGTAGTCATCACGACCGACGTGATATCTCTAACTACGGATGCGTCAAGATCATTTCTTTCCGGCAAGGAAATGGCATGTGTAGACATAGGGTAAAATTTGTATACGTCACTTAGCAATGACGAGAATATAGCGGTCATACGGCCGCAAGTCAACAAACATTCAAGTCAAATGACTTCATTTCACGAACGTTTAAAGTTTGAGCGCAAGCGACTTGGCTTGAGCCAGGAGAAATTTGCATCCCTTGGTGGGGTAACTAGGGATGCCCAGATGAACTATGAAAATGGATCGCGCAAGCCGGATTCCGGCTATCTGCAAGGGCTATTCGAGGCGGGTGTAGACATAGTGTTCCTGTTCAGCGGCTCTCCATCCGCAGAGGTTCTGGAGGACGATGAAAAAGAACTACTCAATGGCTATCGAACGATTGACGTGAGAACAAAAGCAAGAATTCTCGGGATCTTAGAAGGTGCGGCCTCCGCTGATACCGGCAGCAAGAACGCCTCACACATAACCGCTGGCGGTGGCATTGGCCAGTATATAACTGGTGATATCCATGGGACGCTTCAAGGCCCAGTCATGGTCCACAAAACGATAAAGAAGAAATGAAAATGAAGGTCGGTGCAGGGGTGCCGACTTGCGTTTGGGGATTTATGAACAAGATTTTCGTAGCATGCCTCTGTGCATTGCTTTCCATTTCGGCGCTGGCGGACGCACCAAAATTCAAAGCCGAAGACATCATCGAACCAATCAATGCCACAGTGGCCTGCATAACGCCCGAGGATTTGCTGTCGGCGTTCAAAATGGCCGCATCCGGTGAGCAGACAAGGCTTCAATCGTATTTCGATTCTAAGCGCTGTGTTCTTACCGGTCCCGGAGAAAGACTCAAGGTGCTGACATCGGAAAACTCGCCCATCATAGAGGCCGTCCCGATTTCGGTTAAATCAGCGTCTCAAGGCTTCTATGTCGCCGAGGGTGCTTACACAAAATCTGCCGCAAAAAAGAAATAAAAGTATCTGGCGCGCTTACGCCAAGTTCCGTTTGTGGGTGTACTGGCGAACCGCGCATGTTTTAATGTGCTTCGACGCGTGACAGGGAGTAACGCGTCAGTAGTAACCATTAGGTTTTTGGATGTCAGAAAAAATTGAGGCGCAGCGCGATATTGGCCAAATTATCGAAGGCAACGTTCATGAGGCACCGCGGTTTAATAACGTGGTGAATCTGAATTTGAGCGAGGCCAAAAAGGAAGTACAAAGAATTACTGAGTATCAGCGAAAAAGAATCAATATGCTGGTGAAGGAATGGGCAGCGATATGCGGCGACGAAGAGATTGAAATCTATAAAATTTTCATCGCTGATTATGGAATCAAATATTTTCGCGAACTGCCCATCGAGCACTATATGACAGTTAAAAAAACATTGGAAGAATGGATTGCAGCAGGCGTGGCTAAATCCAGTATCGTTCCTGCTGTTCCTGCTGTTCCTGCTGTTCCTGCTGTTCCTGCTGTTCCTGCTGTCCCTGCAGCACTTGCTCAAGAAACTATTCCGCATTCGACTGCGTTAATTCAAGCTCCGGTCGAGTGTGCGATCTGCAAGGAAAAAGATGCATCGTTCTCTCGCTCGCAGCGGGCGATATTTGCGCTGGTGACATTAGTTCTTCTCCTAGCCGCATCATGTGCATGGCTGCTGTATAAGATGCCTGCGCCTAGTGATGCAATGGATTCCAATGCCCATTGCATCTATGACGGAAAGCCGTATTCGGCTGGCAGCATAATCAAGACAGCCGGTGGATTGCTAAGCGAGTGCATCGCTGCGACAGATGGCCGCTCGGCCGCCTGGTCGCGCTAAGTGAGTGCAATCAGCAACGAAAATCTCACGCGGTGCTGATCAATCTAGATTGTTCTCCGCGATGATCTCGCGAACCTCTTTGATTTTGGCCCACTCCAGAGCTGCAGCACGGTTAGCACTTTGCTTGGTGGCATAGGTCCGTTTCAGCGTCTTAGCGTTGTCGGCCTTGCCTGCCAGCTCGGTGCCCTTGTTGTTTTTCTTCTTTGCTTTGTCATGCCAATTTGCCTTCACTCCGGTGATGCCTTCCTCCGGATCGTGATCAAGCTCGCGCTCTGTATCGGCTTCCTCAGATTTGGTCTCGAACTCAATGCGCGTGGTAAAACCGCTGCCGCTGATGGAATGAGTGACGGTCTTCGATAGCCATTCCGTGGCGTCAATGTCTGCCTTAAATCCGGATACCACCACGGGCGACTGCGGCATGATGCTGGCATCACCAAGCGCCAACTGCATTTCGAAGGTCGCAAGCCCACGTTCAATGCGCTGCCACTCGGTGACAGCTGCAGTGCGCGCATCGGTCTCATTCGCGAACGTGGTCCGCAGGCGCTTGCTGTTCCCGGGCTGGCCAGCGACCACGCTGCGCCGCCGCCCATATTTCTCATCCATCCAGAACGCGCGCACGCCGCTATAGGCGTCCGATTCTGAGGTGTGATATCGATGCTGGTCACCCAGCGCACGCACCACCTTCACCACCGGTAAGGGCTTGCCGCTGGCCGTGCGGCTCTCATTAATCGGCATGAAGAGCAGCGTGTCATTCTTCACCGTGGCCACCGCATCATATTTCTTGCCCAGGCGGCGCAGTAGCGCGGAATCGCTCTCATGCGTCTGGTCCAGGTGCTTGATGGCGATGGATCGCAGGCCGGCCGCGATCCCGGACGCCAGACCATTGCTGGCGGCGATGGCCTCCACCACCGCGCCGAGCGTGGTCTCATGGAAACTACGGTCTCGCTGCTGCCGAAACGCGTCGATCATGCTGGCCGACCTGGCGCGGATGGTGAGCCGATCCGGCGCGCCGCTGTGCTCCACCTCGGAGACCACGAACGCGCCCTTGTCCACCAACGGCGAACCGAGCCAGCCAAGTGCAAATTTCAGCTTGGCACCCTTGGGCGGTATCTTCAGCTTGCCATCGGAGTCGTCCAGCTCGATATCCAGCTGATCGGCCTCGTCACCCCGGCACTCGCGCAAGGTGATGCTCATGAGCCTGTCGGAGACAGGGCGGCTGATGTCCTTGTCCTCAATGACAATGCGGAAGGCTGGCGCGGTGGTGGTCATTGGCCAGCCCCGCCGAACTTACCGACGATGCCACCGACCGTGGTCTTAACGCCATCGATGGCGCTGCCGACCACATCGCGCGCCTTGTCGGCAATGCTGTTCGTGACGCCGTCGATGTCGACCATGTTGCGCAGATCCGAGATATCGCCCAGGCCCAGCGACGACAGCACGCTATCGTCGGTGCGTTTCAACTTGATGGTGAACTCGATGCGTTTGGCATCGCCGTCGCCATCCAGCACGGAGCGTCCCTCGTCCATGCTCTCGATGACATAGGAACCATAGATGCGCCCCGTTCCCTGGATCAAGAACCAGCTCTTGCCGGTATCGGCCATCAGGCGCAGGGCGTCCAGTGAGAAGGCGCTACCGGTCAGCTCCGGTGCGATCCAGCCCGACAAGGTAATGGCGTCATCCCCCTTGCCGGTGAATTGCAGGGCGTCACGCCGGCCCACCCGCGAATTGCTGGCGAACTTCCATTGCGTCTGCCGCTGCAGCTCCTGATAGGCCAGCGTCGGCAGGCTGAAGACGAACATTCCCAAGACCATCATCATGATTTTTCCTTAATCCCAATCTGCGAGGGTCGAGCGCTGGCGCGACGCCTTCACGCGGTCGCGACGGTCCAGCTCGGCGGCCACCGCGCGGGCGATGGCTTGCTCATCCATGCCGGGCGTCGGCTGGATAATGATTTGCACGGTATCGCCTTGATAGACGACCGGCTGCGCACTGCCGGCACTAATCGGCGGCCGACTATCAAACGCCATCGCCGGCACGCTGCCCGCACCAATGGCCACGGCCGCGCCGGCACTGGCCAGCTTGCCCGCCAAGCTGCTGACCGTAGACAGCGGCCCGTCCTGGCCACGGTTCAAGCCTACGGCCAGGCCCTGCATGGTGTAGTCGCCCAGCTCCGCAAAGACCCGGCTCGGGCTATGGATGTCGAGCTTTTCCTTGAACCAGCCAATGACACTGGCACCGGCACCCAACACCGCATCCTTCACCGCACCAATGCCGCTGGTGATGCCGTTGACCAGGCCGCGCAGGATCATTGCCCCGAACTCGGTGAACTTAGCCGGCAGTTCGATACCGAACCAGCTCATGACGCCAGCGAACGCCTGATAGAACAGTCCCACCGGCGACCAATTCAAGATCAGCGCGCCCACGCCGGCCAGGCCGCCCGCGAAGGCGCCGCGTACCTGCTGCCACAGGTTGCCGAAGAAGCCGGCAATGGGTTCCCAATTCCGGTACAGCAGATAAGCAGCGGCGGCGATGGCGGTCACCGCCAGGCCAATCGGGTTCATCAGAAAGATCCGCCCGAGCCACATAAAGACAGTCCCAATACCCCGCAAGACGGGCATGAGCAGATTGCCCTGCAGACCGATCCTGGCAAACAGGACGTGCAACATGGCATAGGGACCGATGATCGAGGCGAGGGCGAGCATCAGCGGCCCCATCACCACCATGATGGCGGCGATGGCACTGAAAGCCACAATCATGGCCTTGGCCGTGGCCGGGTTGCGCTCCATGAAGCCGGTCAGCGCCTGGACGGCATTGGTGGCCATCTGCAGGCCGGAGGCGTAGAGCGGCAGAATCTTGGTGCCCAGCTCCAGTTTCAAGTCCGCTACCTTGGATAGGGTTTCCAATTCCTTGCCGCTGGCCGTGTCCCGCCCGAGCTTGTCGAGCTCGTCGATGTTGGCGGCGCCCCGGTTCAGTTTCTCATTCTTGTGGATCTGCGCGCGCTGCTGGTACATCGTGGAGAAGAGCTGCGCGGCCGTGCGGTTCGAGAAGATGCCGCCGATGGCATCGAGAATTCCCTTTTCGTCGGTGATGCCCTTGCTCGCCAGTTGCGGCAAGAGCACTTTCTCCATCCATTCAAATTGGTTCTCGCGGAACAGGTCCGCGCCCTTGATGGCACCCGGATTCAGGAACGAGACTTGGCCAGCCTTGTCATGCTTGACCTTGGACTGGTCGCCGATCAGGCCCAGGTCCGCCAGCATGGCGATGGAACGCTTGGTGGTCCGGCCCTGATAGAGGTTCTGGTAGGCGCTCATCATTGACGTGCCAACCCGGTTGCCGCCCATTTCCTGCACCAGGGATTCCATCTGGTAGTAGAAGGCTTCATCCTTGATGCCCTTGGCCGCAATACCGCCCGTCTTGATCAGATTCAGCCATTCGCTGGGCCCCACGCGGCCACCGGTGGCCGTCAGCACCTGCTGCACCATGTTGGCCTGCTTGGAGAACGTACCAATGTCCTTGGTGCCGTTGCGCATTTCGATGACCTTGAGCATGTCCATGAACTTGCGTTCGTTCTCGGCGCCCTCGGCTTCCCCGTAGAAGGCGTGATTACCGAATTTCATCTTGGCCATCATCGGCGCGACCATTTCGGCGTGATGCGTGTCGCCGAAGGCCGTAATGCCATCGCGCAGCAACTGCAGGTTGTCGAGCTGGCTGGTGCCGTAGGTTTTCATGTCGCGCGCAAATTTGATCGCCTCGGCGGTGGCGGCCGGTCCCAGGCCGAGCGCGCGCACGCGGCCGTTCTCGGTCTCGTAGTGTTTGGCCTCTTTCAGGCCGGCCAGCATTGGCGCGCCCATGGCGGCACCACTTGCCGTAGCACCGACGCCCGCCGCTGCCAGGCCGCCTGCTGTACTGCGCAGCTTGTCGGCGCGCTGGCGCGCATTGGTCATGACCTGCTGCTGACGATTGCTGGCGGCCAGCTTCTTTTGCTGGTCGGCCAATTCGGCATTGGTGGCGGCAATGCTGTTCTTGAGCCAGGTCTGCGCATTGGCGAGCTGGCGCGAGCCAATGCCGGCATCGGCCAGGCGTTCGCGCAAGGCGCGATACTGTGTACCCTGCCGCTCGCTGGCGTCCTGCAGGGATTTGACGCTGCGCACCGCTGCATTGAATTCGCGCGTCATGGCGCGGGTCGGGTTCTCGACACCCTTCATCCTGGCCGCCAGCTCGGTCACGCGCTGCTGCGCGGTGGACAGTTCGGCATTCGTCTTGCGCATGCCCTGATGCAGGTCGCGCAGACCGTCGAGGTCTTTTTGTTGCTTGTTCAGCTCGCGCAGCCGGTCGCTGGTGTCCTTCAGTGCCTTCCCGGTGTCCTTGGCACCGCTGGCGATCTTTTTCAGCGGGGCGGTAATCTTCTCCATCATGGAGAACACCACCTGCATTTTCAGTTCATTTGCCATTTATTCCGCCCCGCTTCTTACTCGCGCGCGCTCGCGCCACTTCATGAGGTCCGCCAGCTCCAAGTCATCCATCGCGGCCGGTGGCCAGTGGAATACCGTCGCGATGTCGGCCATGGCGTCTTCTACTTCGATTGGGAGACCAAGGCGCGGTCCGCCTTCGGTGCCAAAAAAACAGAGACCTCCATACCGCACTTGATGAGGTCGGCCGGGTCCATGGCAGCGATATCGAACTGCGTCAGGGCGGGTTCGCTAATGCGCGGCAACACCACCTGCAGGGCGCTCACGTTCATGTTCATGAGATCCATCAGGCTGACGCCGCGCAGGGCACCGGACTTGGGCCGGCGCAGGGTCAGTTCGCTGATTTGGGTATTGCCGCGCGTCAGCGGCTCGTCCAGCTCGATGACGACGGTTTCGATTTTGGTGGCGGGTGCGGTGGTGGTAGTCATGGTGTTTCCTTGTGAGATAGGGAATAGGGAGAGCCAGGCGGCGGGATGCCGCCTGCGATTACAGGCCGATGGCCTTGCGGATGTCGGCGCGGCGATCTTCGCCGCCGACGATCTCGATGCCGTTCATGAAATCGAAATCGAACATCACTTCGTTGTCGATGGTGAGCTTGTAAGCGCTCAGGGGCATGCTGAACTTGTGCGAGGTGTCGTCGCCTACCTTGGCATTGCCCATATCCACTTCTTTATAGCGGCCGCGCACGATGATTTCCACTGCCTGCACGGAACCGTCATCGTCGTTCTGATACGCGCCCGCGAAACGCAGCTGCACCGCACCGTGGGATTTGGCCGCGTACTGCTTGAGCGATTC